AGGGGCAATACTCTAATGTAAAGCCGACCGTAAATTACCGCCTTTATAGTTCAGACAATCTGAATTCTCCAATGTTTTATTTACTCGGACTACAACTCTCCAGTGTTGCCATGAATCATAAAGCTGTGACATTCAAGGCTGAATCACCACGATTAAATACTGCGAAGACTGGAGATATCTTTGCACTGGATCGTTTTAGTGGTTTGAAGGGGGCTATATGAAGAGTCACGATCATTTGCTCGATAAGCAATATGACGAGGAATACTACAACTGTGTTCACTTCGCGCATGAAGCTGCAATGGATCTATATGATATTGATCGAGGAGAGGCGCTTGAGTTTTTTATGAAGCCCGTCAAAGAGAAGGTATTTCTGCCATCAAGATTGAAGTTACTAAATCCATTGCCTATGCCTAAGGAAGGCTGCATAGTCGCCTTTCACTCTAGATACCGAAACAAGCCCCCACATGTGGGGCTTTTTCGTTTGGGGCGTATTTTGCATTTGCAGGAATCAGGCGTTTCATGGATGCCAATTCAAGTCGTTCAAGCATTTGGATTTAATCGTGTGAGTTTCTATGATTAAGATTATTTATAAACAAGACCCTTTATCCGAAGACAAAACAATTGAACACGCCGAAACTTTGGGTCAATGGCTTACTTCAAAATATGACCATATGCCTGAGCATGTCCGTATTTTTCATACCACAAGCAATATGGATCATGCAGAAATTTCATTTGCGAATGAAGTCACGCCGAAGAATGCATATGAATTAAAGCAGCTCGATTTCTTGCCAGGCACTTTCATTGTAATTGAGAATCCCAAGGGTATGGACCCCATAACTCTAGCTTGGATAGTGGTTGCCTCTATAGTTATGGGTGTGGCTGTTGCATTATTAATGCCAGTACCATCAATTACCCAAACCAACCAGAATAACAATCAATCCTCGTCTGCAAATAACGAATTATCAAACCGTGAAAATAAAACTCGCGTAAATGGTCGTATTGCTGATATTTATGGTGCCGCTCACGATACCCCTGATCTGATTACTGTGCCTTACAAGGTATATGAAAACAATGTCGAAGTAGAGCATGTTGTCGGTTGTATTGGTCGTGGTCACTATAAAATTAACGGTGCATATGACGGTGAAACCAACATTGTTGATATTGCCGGTGCATCGGTAGAAGTCTATCGACCGGGTGTCGATATTGTCTCGGGTGAGCCATATTTTTCGCTTGGTACCGAAATTACCACGCCGCCACTAACGGTTCAGCATCAAACTTCTGTTAATGGCCAAGTTCTCCGTCCAGCTGATACACAAAGCTTGGAAGGTACCAACTATCTTCTTTTTGCATATCCTAATGAGATCCTGCGGGCATCTGCAAACAATACGGATTTAACCACTAAGTTTGTAAGTAATGACCGGGTAGAAATCACCAATGCCTCATTCACGTTTAATGGCCAGACTTATGATTTAAACGGCACTTACAGCGTTTTATCGGTAGCTGATGATCGGATGGCTTTATCTAATCCAGCAGCAGTTAATCCAAATTGGTTAAAGCTAAGGGAATTATCAAATCAGCAAACTAGTGCTTTATCTCCAAAGCTTTCATCTATTGGAGAGAAGTGGATTGGTCCATTCATTTTGGACAATATTGAACGTAGTCGGGTGCTATGTAACTTTGTGGCCACAAATGGACTTTACACAGTTTCTTCAGGTGGAAATCAGGGAGCTGTAAACGTCACGATTGAAGTTGAAGTAACGCCGGTTAATGAATCTGGTGCAGCCATTGGCAATCCAATGCTGAAGCAGATCATCCTAAAGGGTTCAGCAAAGTCACGTCAGACAGTTGGTGCAACGCTGGATATGGTGACTTTTCAGGGGCGCTGTAGTGTCCGTGCACGCCGTTTAACTCCAACACCGGCAGTTACCACTGTTGTTGATGAAGTAAAGTGGCAGGCGCTTTACGGTGCTTATCCTTTACAAAGCACAGTGTATGAGCATGAAACGGTTTTTCGTGCGCGTACTATTCATTAACCGGCGTTACTTCAACTTCAATCGTGACGTTTACAGCTCCCTGATTTCCACCTGAAGAAACTGTGTAAAGTCCATTTGTGGCCACAAAGTTACATAGCACCCGACTACGTTCAATATTGTCCAAAATGAATGGACCAATCCACTTCTCTCCAATAGATGAAAGCTTTGGAGATAAAGCACTAGTTTGCTGATTTGATAATTCCCTTAGCTTTAACCAATTTGGATTAACTGCTGCTGGATTAGATAAAGCCATCCGATCATCAGCTACCGATAAAACGCTGTAAGTGCCGTTTAAATCATAAGTCTGGCCATTAAACGTGAATGAGGCATTGGTGATTTCTACCCGGTCATTACTTACAAACTTAGTGGTTAAATCCGTATTGTTTGCAGATGCCCGCAGGATCTCATTAGGATATGCAAAAAGAAGATAGTTGGTACCTTCCAAGCTTTGTGTATCAGCTGGACGGAGAACTTGGCCATTAACAGAAGTTTGATGCTGAACCGTTAGTGGCGGCGTGGTAATTTCGGTACCAAGCGAAAAATATGGCTCACCCGAGACAATATCGACACCCGGTCGATAGACTTCTACCGATGCACCGGCAATATCAACAATGTTGGTTTCACCGTCATATGCACCGTTAATTTTATAGTGACCACGACCAATACAACCGACAACATGCTCTACTTCGACATTGTTTTCATATACCTTGTAAGGCACAGTAATCAGATCAGGGGTATCGTGAGCGGCACCATAAATATCAGCAATACGACCATTTACGCGAGTTTTATTTTCACGGTTTGATAATTCGTTATTTGCAGACGAGGATTGATTGTTATTCTGGTTGGTTTGGGTAATTGATGGTACTGGCATTAATAATGCAACAGCCACACCCATAACTATAGAGGCAACCACTATCCAAGCTAGAGTTATGGGGTCCATACCCTTGGGATTCTCAATTACAATGAAAGTGCCTGGCAAGAAATCGAGCTGCTTTAATTCATATGCATTCTTCGGCGTGACTTCATTCGCAAATGAAATTTCTGCATGATCCATATTGCTTGTGGTATGAAAAATACGGACATGCTCAGGCATATGGTCATATTTTGAAGTAAGCCATTGACCCAAAGTTTCGGCGTGTTCAATTGTTTTGTCTTCGGATAAAGGGTCTTGTTTATAAATAATCTTAATCATAGAAACTCACACGATTAAATCCAAATGCTTGAACGACTTGAATTGGCATCCATGAAACGCCTGATTCCTGCAAATGCAAAATACGCCCCAAACGAAAAAGCCCCACATGTGGGGGCTTGTTTCGGTATCTAGAGTGAAAGGCGACTATGCAGCCTTCCTTAGGCATAGGCAATGGATTTAGTAACTTCAATCTTGATGGCAGAAATACCTTCTCTTTGACGGGCTTCATAAAAAACTCAAGCGCCTCTCCTCGATCAATATCATATAGATCCATTGCAGCTTCATGCGCGAAGTGAACACAGTTGTAGTATTCCTCGTCATATTGCTTATCGAGCAAATGATCGTGACTCTTCATATAGCCCCCTTCAAACCACTAAAACGATCCAGTGCAAAGATATCTCCAGTCTTCGCAGTATTTAATCGTGGTGATTCAGCCTTGAATGTCACAGCTTTATGATTCATGGCAACACTGGAGAGTTGTAGTCCGAGTAAATAAAACATTGGAGAATTCAGATTGTCTGAACTATAAAGGCGGTAATTTACGGTCGGCTTTACATTAGAGTATTGCCCCTCAATTACCCGTTCAAACTCATCCGGCAAAATATCACCAAGCCCAGATATTGAAACGGTCAAAGTCTGGTCCAGATCACCGAGCATTCCGGATCTTTGAATTGTCATTGGTAGGTATTCGTAAAATACTTGCCCCGCGCCTTCATTGTGCTGAACATAAACACCTCGGTCATCATTACGGACCACCCGGTAAGTATTCATAAAAGAAGGGTGTGATAGTTCAATACATTCCAGTTGATAAACATCTACTTTTCGATTGAAAAAGAATTTGGCATATTCGTTATCCATTAGACCTCCCAATCTTTGATAAGTGCCTGATCAGCGATAAGGTTAGGCTGGTTTTGAACAACTTCGAGCTGTGCATTTACCCGGTAAAGGTTGCCATTCACTTCATTGGTCTTGAACGAGTTCGGAATGAAGTTACACAGGTATTGCTGACGAGCTCCCTGATCAATCACCAGATCCGCATAGAATGAGGCTGGCTTATTCTGGTAGATCCGCCAGAAAGCCATCATTCTATTGAAATCGGTTTTACTTAAATTCCAGTTCACATCAACAATGTGGCTGTTACGTTTTACATCGATGTAATAGCGACCACGACCGCCATCCATCTGCTGACGTTTCACATCATCACCTGGTGTTACGCCATAGCCGCTGGTCTGAGGATTTAGCTTTAACTTGTACATAACTTTCCTTCAGGTAATAAAAAACCACCCCGAAAGGTGGTTTTATTGATTAACGATTCCCTCAAGCTGAGATTATGCCTTCAATTGAGCCTGCTTCACCGATAATCAATTTCAAAATTGAAGTGATTAATCAGGTGAGTGGGGCAACAGTTGAAGCTGAACAACTGGATGAGCAAACAGTCCGGATCATTGTTACAGATGAACTGGATAAGCAGCTTCCAAGAAAGGTACCGAAACTTGTAAGTGACCAAATTGGTAATCCAAACTCAACTATTAGTCGGTCTTTGACTGAGAATACGACAGCAAGACGGAATCGTTAATCAATAAAACCACCTTTCGGGGTGGTTTTTTATTACCTGAAGGAAAGTTATGTACAAGTTAAAGCTAAATCCTCAGACCAGCGGCTATGGCGTAACACCAGGTGATGATGTGAAACGTCAGCAGATGGACGGCGGTCGTGGTCGCTATTACATCGATGTAAAACGTAACAGCCACATTGTTGATGTGAACTGGAATTTAAGTAAAACCGATTTCAATAGAATGATGGCTTTCTGGCGGATCTACCAGAATAAGCCAGCCTCATTTTATGCGGATCTGGTGATTGATCAGGGAGCTCGTCAGCAATACCTGTGTAACTTCATTCCGAACTCGTTCAAGACCAATGAAGTGAATGGCAACCTTTACCGGGTAAATGCACAGCTCGAAGTTGTTCAAAACCAGCCTAACCTTACTGCCGATATCGCTTTGATTAAGGATTGGGAGGTCTAATGGATAACGAATATGCCAAATTCTTTTTCAATCGGAAAGTTGATGTCTATCAATTGGAGTGTATTGAGCTTTCTCATCCTTCTTTTATGAATACATACCGAATAGTCCGTAATGATGACCGAGGTGTTTATGTTCAACATAAGGAGGGATCCGGTCAGGTCTATTATGAATTTTTGCCAGCATCTATTCAAAGATCCGGAATGCTGGGTGATCTGGACCAGACATTAACAGTCTCTATATCTGGTTTAGGTGATGTAATGCCGGATGAGTTTGAACGGGTAATCGAAGGCCAATATCCCGATGTAAAGCCAACAGTAAATTACCGGATTTACAGTTCAGACAATCTGAATTCTCCAATGTTTTATTTACTCGGACTACAACTCTCAAGTGTCGCCATGAACCATAAAGCTGTGACATTCAAGGCTGAATCACCACGATTAAATACCACTAAAACTGGGGACATTTTTGCACTGGATCGCTTTAGTGGTTTGAAGGGGGCTATATGAAAAGTCATGATCATTTGCTTGATAAGCAATACGATGACGAACACTACAACTGTGTTCACTTTGTTCATGAAGCTGCAATGGACCTATACGGCATAGATCGGGCGGAAGCACTTGAACTCTTTATGCAGCCTAAGGGCAAAATTACTTTTTTATCTTCACGGTTAAAACTTTTAAATCCGCTACCCATGCCCAAGGAAGGCTGCATAGTCGCCTTCCATCCGAGACAAAGAAATAAGCCCCCGCATGTGGGGCTTTTTCGTGGGCAAAAGATTCTTCACCTCATGGAAAGCGGAGTCACTTATTTGCCTGAAGAGGTTGTGATGGGAATGGGGTTTAATCGGGTCAGTTATTATGATTAAAGTTATTTATAAAAAAGACGCTTTGTCTGAAGAAAAGACAATTGAACAGGCTCAAACCATTGGGCAATGGCTCACTTCAAAATATGAACATATGCCTGAACATGTGCGTATCTTTCATACTACAAGCAATATGGATCATGCCGAAATTTCATTTGCGAATGAAGTCACACCAAAGAATGCATATGACTTAAAGCAGCTTGATTTCTTACCGGGCACTTTTATCGTAGTTGAGAACCCTAAATGGGTCGCGGCTATTGTTTCGATTGTGATTAGTATTGCGATCGCATTTTTAATGCCAACGCCATCAATAGCACAAACGACTCAAAATACTAACCAGTCTTCTTCAGCAAACAATGAACTTTCTAACCGGGAAAACAAGATCCGGGTGAATGGTCGTATTGCTGATAACTATGGAGCTGGGTGGAATACTCCCGACCTAATCGCAGTACCTTACAAGGTATATGAAAACAACGTTGAAGTTGAGCATGTAGTGGGCTGTATTGGGCGTGGACACTATAAAATCAATGGAGCTTATGACGGTGAAACCAATATTGTCGATATTGCTGGCGCATCGGTAGAAGTCTTTCGACCAGGTGTAGATATTGTTTCAGGTGAGCCATATTTCTCGCTTGGTACCGAAATTACCACGCCGCCACTAACGGTTCAGCATCAAACTTCTGTTAATGGCCAAGTTTTACGTCCTGCTGATACACAATCTTTAGAAGGTACGAACTACCTTCATTTTGCATATCCAAACGAGATTCTTCGGGCAACGGCAAACAACACAGATTTAACCACTAAGTTTGTAAGTAATGACCGCGTAGAAATCACCAATGCCTCATTCACGTTTAATGGCCAGACTTTTGATTTAAATGGTACTTATAGCGTTCTATCGGTAGCTGATGACCGTATGACGTTATCAAATCCGGCGGCCGTTAATGCTAACTGGTTAAAGCTTAAAGAGTTAAATAACCAACAAACTGCAGCTTTGTCACCAAAGATCAGTTCAATAGGTGAAAAATGGATTGGTCCATTCATTCTGGACAATGTTGAACGTAGCCGGGTGCTGTGTAATTTTGTGGCCACCAATGGACTTTATACCGTTTCTTCAGGTGGGAATCAGGCCGCTGTTAATGTCACGATTGAAGTTGAAGTAACACCGGTAAATGAATCTGGTGCAGCGATTGGTAATCCGATGCTGAAGCAGATCATTTTGAAAGGTTCGGCAAAGTCACGTCAGACCGTTGGTGCAACACTTGATATGGTCACGTTTCAGGGGCGTTGTAGTGTCCGTGCACGCCGTTTAACTCCGACTCCGACAGTCACAACAGTTGTTGATGAAGTAAAGTGGCAGGCGCTTTACGGTGCTTATCCTTTACAAAGCACAGTGTATGAACATGAAACGGTTTTTCGTGCGCGTACTTATGCAACCACTGGAGCTTTATCTGTTAAGTCCCGCAAGATCAATTTTGATCTTCAGCGAATGTTGCCGACTTATAAAAACGGGGCAATGACAACAGAGCTATATCCAACGTCTAGCTTTGCTGATGCTTTGGTATCTATGGCACTCGATGACAAGATTGGCCGCCGTTCGATCGATGAGATTGATCTTGAAAACATCTATCGGACCTATAATGATGTAGTTGATTATTTTGGTACGCCGCTAGCGGCTGAGTTCTGTACTACCATTGATGATACGAATCTATCTTTTGAAGAGCTGGTTACCAATCTTTGTGATGCGGTGTTTTGTACTGCATATCGGCAAAACAATAAGCTCAAGCTTTATTTTGAACGGCCAACTGATAACTCGGTAATGCTGTTTAACTTCAGGAATATCATTCCGGATAGTTACAAGCATGACCTGACCTTTGGCGTGATGGATGACTACGACGGACTGATCTATGAATACACGGATCCGACCGACGATAGCCGTATCAATATCTATTTACCGGATAAAGGAGCCAAGAACCCCAAAGAGGTGAAATCTGTAGGTGTGCGTAACAAGTGGCAAGCGCATTTCAATGCATACCGGATTTGGAACAAGATGCGCTTCCAGCGCAAATCCATTACCTTTGATGCGGCACCAGAATCAGAATTACTGGTTTTACGTGACCGGATTGCTGTAGCGGATTATCGCAATGGTATTCATCAAAGCGGCGAGGTGGTACAGCAAGAAGGTTTAATTCTCACCCTAAGCCATGATGTAGATTTTATTGCAGGCAAGAGTTATGTGATTTATTTGCAAATGGGGGATGGTACCGTGGACCTTATTCCTGTTACCGCAGGATCTGCCAAGAACAAAGTAGTTTTAGGGCGTTTACCGAACGGGGCCTTAAAGCTTAGTCCCGATGACTTTGTGAATACTATCTACACCGTAGTTAATGACGATACCAAAGGCTCACTGCCTTATCTGGTTGCAAAAAGAGAACCGGCTGACCAGTTCTCTAATACCATTACTGCAATTAATTACGATGAACGTTATTACCTCAATGACAAGGACTTTATTGATGTGCCGGTTGATGATTCACCGATTTATATTCGATATGATCAGCTTGATATTAATCTGGCACGTTTATATCAGATGCAAAGAGGTGATTTACCAACGACTGGCGAAATCAGTTTTGTAGTTGAAGCAGGTGCACTGGTTTCAAGTTCAAGTTCTTATCGACCGGAAACCAGATTTGTCTATAAATTCGACTACAAATCTAGTCCTGCAAAACGAGAGTATATCGTTCCTGCTGCAACTGAATTACCAGCGATAGATACAGGGGAGTTCCCACCTGATCTGGTGGTGAATCTAACGATTAAAGGCTCAGTTGTTGGACGTGGTGGTGATGGAGGGTTGCCACATCTAGCTTACGGAGATTGGGAAAAAGATTCAGACTTCAATTTTACCAAAACCCGGCGTGATGGTTTTCAGGGAGCACCAGGTTTATTGAACCGGCACAGCAAACTAAACCTGATTATCGATGGAGGGACGTTAGCTCGAGGCGGTTCAGGTGGTGGAGCAACACCAAGTGGTATTTACACTGGATCATCTTATGGGGTTCAGGGAATTCCTGGTGGTGCTGGAGCACCATTTGGTCGGGTCATGACTGGACAGCCGATTTCAAATGACTCACAAGATTATCGCCTCTATCTGGAGAGTTATTTAATGGTTATGAAAATCACTGATGCTGAAGCTTCGGTACCCGGGAAGGGTTATCGAACGCAGTATGAACGCTATGGTTCACCACTTTCTGGAGATGGTGGAAACTGGGGTGAACGCGGTACCAAGTCCACCAATGATGGAACATGGAACTGGCAATACCATGGCACAACTGAAGGCCAGCCGGGGCCGGGTGGACCTGCAATTGTTGGGGTGGCACCACTTACAACTCAATTGATCAATGGAGGGAAAATTCTACAAACACTTTAAATCTTAAAAGAACTTTGAGCACCCAATTCGGGTGCTTTTTTATTGCCTAAATTTTCTGGAGATATAAATGGAACCAGTTTCAACAAGCGGTTTAACAGCAATTTTAAAATTTTATGGTGCAGCAATTATGGTGACGTTAGCGGTTGCTTTAGTTGCAGCAGTTGTATTGATGACACGTATGCCACGATCACCTCAAGAATGGGCTGTAGGACTTATTTGTACGGTTGTATCAAGTTTGGCTGGCGGCTCATTCATTATTGTGAAGTGGGGGCTTCATGAATGGGTTACTGATGTATGGGGAATGATTGCACTTGGTGGGTTCTTCTTTGTTTGTGGTTTACCCGGTTGGGCTTTAGTCCGTTGGATCTTTAATTTCATA